GACCTATAACAGGTATAATAGAAGAGTCATGGGTTGTTGGATTTTTTATTGATGAAGGTTTTTATCAAAAGCCTCTAGTATTAGGTTGCCTACCAGGCCAGCCTTTTAATGAACCTGAGCCAGATAAAGCATTTAATGATCCTAATGGAATATATCCAAGTCAAATTAATGAACCTGATTCTAGTAAGCTTGCCAGAGGTAATGCTGCAGAAAAACATTATACATTAAGAAGAAAAAGAATAAGAGTTGAAGGTGGTATAAAAACTGCTAAAGCACCTGAACTAGGTTCGTTTGATATTACAAAAGATACAAGACCTAATACTGATTATAAAGCAGATTCATGGAATGAGCCTGAACCAAGAGGTTATTTAGATCCGGGTGATACACTTCCTTATCCATCTAAGTACCCTTTTAACTACGTTTTTGAGTCAGAAAATAATACTATTTTTGAAATAGATGATACACCTGGTGCACAAAGAATTAATATGGAGCATGGTGCAAGCGGAACATTTCAAGAAATACAACATGATGGTTCTCGAATAACTAAAATATATGGTAAAGATTATGAAATAGTAGCTGAAGGTAAAAATGTTAAAATTACAGGTGGGTGTAATGTTACTATAAAAGGAGATGCTAAGTTATTTATTGACGGTGACAAATACGAAGAGGTAACAGGCAGCCATTATTTAACTATTTATGGTGATAAGCATGAAAAGATTCAAGGCAATTTTAATCAAGAGATAGGCACCGACAGAGGTATAAATGTCGGTGGTAATAATTTTATTTTAATTAATAACAATAATATTACAACAGTAAAAGGAGACCATACTGATGTAGTTGGTGGTAAAGAAAATTTAGATAAAGGTGGTGAATCTTTTACTAATTTTTACGGTAAGAGAACTATTATGGTTACAGGTAAAGATGCTCTAGTAGGCAAAAGTACAGGTGATGTTGGATATGTTGGAAATGTTTCGATAGGAACAGCCGAACACTATACATTAAAATCAGTAGGAGATATGAAACTTGTTACTGATTCTAATCAAACAATGAATATAACAGGTAATCAAAATATTACTGCAAGTGTAACTAATATTAATAATAACTTAAATGTTACAGGAACAGTAGATGCATCAGTTGAAGTTAAAGCTGGTGATCCTGAAGTTAAATTAACAACTCACAAACACACTGCAAATAATGCAGGAAGTAAAACATCAGGACCAGATAATAGTTAGGAGATAATATGAGTTGTGGACCAGGTAAAGGATTAGCTAATTTAAATAATTTGAAAGAAGGAGCTTTAGGAGCTATAAGCGGGCTTACTGATGGAGCACAAGGTATTGTAGATCAGCTTGATAGTTTATCTTCTACCGTTGATGCTCAATTAGGAAAGCTAGCAGGAGGAATTAAAGGTATGATTCCTGAGATAGAATTTCCTGAAATTACTATCCCTGCTATTGATCTTCCTGAATTACCAGAAATAAAACTACCTGAGTTGAGCTTACAGTTCGAAGTTAGCTCGGTATTAGCTAAACTTAATAGTAATAATCCTTTGGAAAAGACACAAGCGCTTTTAAATTTAGACAGTTTAAAAGAAAAATTTCCTGGTGTGGATATTGAATCTCTTAAAGCAGATATTTTAAGCGGTAAAATAGATGCTGATACGTTGTGTAAATTGGTTCCAGATATACAAAAAGTAGATGGTGAATTTATTACAAAAGGAGTTCCTTTAACAGGTCCAGAAATAGAACCAGAAAAAGTTGTTAAAACAGTTTTAGAGGAAATAGATGAAAATGCGTTACAAGATACCATAAACGCATTACCTGAAGCAATTAACGCAGCTGAGTTATCTGAGAAAGTTAATAAGATTGCAGAAAAAGCTGATGAGCTAGCAAACTTTGAACTTACTATTCCTATTTCATTTTAATTAAGTTAGATAAATAAAAATATGGCTACAACAAGGACATCACAAATATTTTTTTCAGATTTGAGAACCGATCTTGCTCTCAACCCTGCTAATGATGATGTGTTATTAACGACAAATGAAAATGCAATAGAACAATCAATAAAAAATTTATTGCAAACTAATTTTTATGAAAGACCTTTTCAACCTGATATTGGTTCTAATGTTAGGTCGTTATTATTTGAACTAGCTTCACCACATACTGCTTATAATGTAAAAGAAGCTATAAAAGAAACAATATCTAATTTTGAACCCAGATGTGAAATTTTAGATGTTTTAGTAGAAAGTGATGAAGACAGGCATTCATTAAATGTTTATATTACGTTTATGGCAGTTAATTCTGAAAATCCAAGAACATTTAATTTAGTTTTAGATAGGGTAAGGTAATGGCAGCAAATACAGCAACAACAGTAGTAGATTTAGATTTTGATAAAATTAAAGACAATCTACGTAATTTTTTAAGAAGTCAAGCTAATATTAAAGACTATGACTTCGAAGGTTCAAATATTAGTACTATACTAGACGTTCTTTCATATAACACATATCTTAATAATTTTTATGCAAATATGATTGCTAACGAAATGTTTCTTGATTCAGCGCAAATAAAAGATAGTATTATTTCACACGCTAAAGAACTAAACTACCTTCCTAGTTCTTGTTCTTCTGCCAATGCAAAAATAAAAATTAAAGTTAATCCAACAGATAATCCAGGGTCAGTTACTTTAAATAAATGGCATAAATTTAGCTCATCAATAAACGGTAAGAGTAAAACATTTTCAACAGATAGTGATATTGTTATTACTAAGTCAGCTAATGCAACTACCGGGGTAGCAGAATGGATAAGTGGTGAAATTAATATCTATGAAGGTCAAATAGTAGAAGAATTTTTTACTGTAGCTGCTGCTAATAATTTTACAGCTACTTTATCTAATGCAGATATAGATACAGATAGCTTAGAAGTAAAAGTAAGGGCATCTAATACTAGTTCAGTAAATGCAGTTTGGTCAAAAGTTGAAACATTATTTGGATTGACTGCTTCGTCAAATAGTTATTTTATTGAACCGACTCAAGGTAGTAAATATAAAATTACTTTTGGAGATGGTATTTTTGGTAAAAAACCAGTTCTAGGCAACATAATAGAAGCCAAATATCGTATTTCAAGTAAAGAAGAAGGTAATAACGGAAAAACTTTTACTAATGTAGATTTAGTTTCTGGATATAGTAATACTGTTGTAACTACTATTTCTAATTCTAGTGGTGGCACTGAAGCAGAAAGTATTGAAAGTATTAAACAAAATGCTCCTAAATCATTCCAGGTTCAAGAAAGAGCTGTTACAAGTAATGATTATGAAATTTTAGCTAAAAGAGAATTTCCAAATATTCAAAATATTTTAGCATTTGGTGGAGAACAATTATCACCACCTAGATACGGTAAAGTTATTCTCGCTGTTGATATGAAAGATGCGGACGGTGTCCCAGCATCAGCAAAAAGATCCATAGCAGATTTTTTCACTAAAAAAACACCAGTTGGTATTGATGTAGAAGTAGTACAACCTGAATTCACTTTTCTTGAAGTTGTTGGTGATGTAAGTTATAATATATCTGTAACTACCCAAACCTCTGAATCAATAAAAAGTAAATCCCAAACTGCTTTGTTAAATTATGCAAATACAAATATTAATTCATTTAATGCAAATTATAGAAATTCTAAAGCATTATCTGCTATTGATAATGCAGATACAAGTATTGTATCATCTCAGTTAAAAATAAGACTATTTAAAAAACTTACTCCAAATTCATCTACAGCTGCATCATATGAATTACTTTTTGATAATGAACTAGAAGCAGATGATTTATTTAATACAACTACTTCTAAAAATTTATATTTACCAGCAGTTGAATCAAGCTTATTTACTTACAAGACTGATAATAATGCATTTATTATCGATGATGGTGCAGGTAAATTAAAGATAGTTAAATTAGACTCAGCTAATAAATTTGTTGAGCTATTATCAGATGCAGGTAGTGTAAATTATACAACTGGAAAGGTAGAAATTAACTCTGTTTTAATTCCATCATTTAGTGGTGGTGTTTTAAAAGTTTTTGCTAGATCAAAAAATAGAGATTTAAAAGGTAAACAAGCAACAATTTTACAACTTAATTCTGAGGATATTTTATTAAACGTTAATCAAGAGAGATTATAATGCCCAGTAATCCTGAGTTTATTTCAAATTTTATTGAAGATCAGTTTCCTGAAATATTCAGGGAATCTAACTCTGAGATTGTTCAATTTATTTTAGCTTATTATGAATGGTTAGAAACTACTAATCAAACTAATAAGGTCCTAAGAACCTTACAAAAAAATAGAGATATTGATGATACTATCTCTGATTTTATAATACACTTTAAGAAAACATTCCTACAGGGAACACAATTGCAATCAGAGTCTGATGAGAGATTTATGATTAAGCATATTAGTGATCTCTATCAATCAAAAGGAAGTATACGTTCTATTGAGTTATTAATTAGAATGCTATTCGGGCAAGAAATAGAAGTATTTTTGCCTAGTTCTAGAGTATTAATACCATCACAAAGTTCCTTTTCTAAACCTACGTACGTAGAATTATCTCCATCTGAAAGAACAAAAAACTTTATTGGTAAAGAAGTAATAGGATCAAGTTCTAATGCTACAGCTTTTGTTGAGTCAGTAATTACAAAAGTTATAGCTGGTAAAAGAATTACTTTAGCTTTTTTATCTAATAAGGTTGGTAATTTTCAAACAGGTGAATTTATTTCTGACGATGGATTAATTGAAGATGCTCCTAAAATGATTGGATCATTAAGTAATATTACTATTACAAATGGGGGTAGATTATTTACAGTAGGGGATACATTTGATATTATTTCATCTACAGGTAAAGACGGAAAGGCAAGAGTTACATCAGTTCAAGATGCTACAGGTAAAGTAGATTATGCTTTAGCTAATGGAGGATACGGGTATACAGTATCAAATACATATACAAGATCTTTATCTTCTAATGCTACATTAGTAGTTGAAAATACTAGCAATGCTAATTCAGAAATAGAAGATTTCTTTTTATTTGAAAATGTATCACAGCCAATTGCAAATGTTTCTTGGACATCAGGAAATGTTGATTTTATAAGCTATGCTAACTCTTTAAATGAAATTCAAGGAGCTAATACCTCAGGTAGTATAGTTGCCAATGGTTATTGGGTAGCAACAGGTACAGGCAACGTTATTTCAATTATTACTCATTCAGGTGATTTTGCAGATGCTGACTTTTTATATTCTGCTAATGCTGCAACTAATGTTGCTATTGATACCGTTGTTAATGCTACCGCTATTGGTGAATTTATAGGAAGAGAAACTAGAGAGACAGCCAATGTAATAGGTATTAATGCAAATAATAAGCCCTTTTATAAAGGCCCTTACACCTTTATAGTAGGAGCTGCAAGTAATACATATGCAAATGTTGCTAATACTGGTAGTGGTGTAGGCGGAGATTATGAAGTAGGTTCTTTAGGCACATCTGAATCTTTATCTTTATTTACTGATATAATAGGGGCTAATAATACAGCTCAAAATCCAGTACCAACATCAAACGTCCACGTTTTCGGTTCTAATTCAGGAGTTGGTTTTGTTGATTCTGTAACTATAGATACAGGAGTAGGAATTACTAACCAGGCTAATGCTGGTTTTCCTTTTGCTGCTAATGGACAATTTAGAGCCGGTGATTATATTTTTGAAGCTAATTTAGTAGTTAATAGTATTGCTGTTACAAATGTAGGATCAGGATACAGTAATTCTGATACAGTTGTATTTACCGGTGGTGGTCCAGATACAGCTGCTTCTGCTAACATAATTACAGATGATAGCGGTGCTATTCAAGGTGTAGAAATATCTAACAATGGTATACAATATGAAAGTGTACCTGCAGTTACAATTACTTCATCAGGTACTGGCGGAGTTTTAAAAGCAAGAATGAAAGCATCAGGTAATTCTATAGGTGCAGTAGGAACAGTTAAATCAGTTAACTCAA